ATAGAAGTTAAATTAGCAAAAGTATCTGGATAGCGAATAATGACAATACCTGATCCACCATTACCGCCGCTGAAATTACCGCCACCACCATAACCATTAGCACCACCGCCACCGCCACCACCGCGATTAGTAGTACCAGCAGTGCCGTTACCAAAATCATTTTGCCCTGTTCCGCGATAACCACCACCGCCACCACCTGAACCACCGGTACCTGCGACATTTCCACCGCCTACTGGGAAATCTGCACCGCCACCGCCACCGCCTGCATAAGTGACGCTTGATGTAGTAATACTTGATGCAGTACCAGCACCGCCATTGCCATTACCTGTAGAATTAGCAGTTGCTCCGACTGCACTTGCTCCACCGCCACCACCACCGCCTAAAGTAATACCAGATGTAGAGCTTGAGTTTCCAGTTCCACCGGCATTACCCTGACTAGAAGTGCCACTGCCACCTAAGTTAGTTTCATTGACAGCACGACCTGCACCACCGCCACCTGATCCACCTGTAACACCAGCAGGGCTATTCCATGATCCTGCTGCGCCACCACCAGTTGAGGTGTAAGCATCAAATACACTGTTACTTCCATTAGAACCTGCACCAGCTGCGCCTGCTCCACCAGCACCTACAGTGACAGTAAAAGATCCACCTGCTTTAACTACAGAACCGGCTAACAGTCCACCTGCACCGCCACCACCACCAGCTGCTGAGTTTGTGGAACTATTTCCACCACCTGCACCACCGCCAGCAACAACTAAATAATCAAATGTGCGGGCTGCTACTCCACCGCTAGCAGCGATGATTCCAATTAAAGGACTTAGCATTATGCAATGCCACCTACTACGATCCAAGAATCAGCAGCAATCTTAATGCAAACTGCTGACTTATAACGAGCCAGAACAGGTTGTGCAAGAACTGCACCTGCACTCACTACAGTTGTTGTTCCAGATGTGACTGCGTTAATCGTAGTAACTCCTGCGCCCTTTTGATAGACAAGCAAAGTTGTACCAATAGGAAAGTTATAAGTCGCATCGGTTGGGATGCGGAAAGTGTTAGCCGATGCATTGTCCATTGTGCAGATCGAATAAAGACCATCTGCCTTGACTGCTGTGTAAGTAGTACCAGTCTGTGCATTGACAGTAAGACCAGCGAACTCTGTGTCAATGGCATCACCCAATGCACGAATGTCTTGTGCGCCATTTTTTACAAGGCTTGAATTGTCTGGCTCTGGAAAGCCGAAGTTTGGTGATGTTGCCATTTAGGTTAGTGCTCCTGTCGCGTTTGTCCATGTAAGTGTAGCATTTACGCCCGACCATATGAGTGAAGCAGGCGTAATTGTTTCCCATTGTGTAGTCGATAGTGAGAAGTCCGTAGCTGAGACATAAAGGGTTATGTCTACATAAGTAGGAGTGGCGTTAAGTGCCACATTCTCAACAAAGCCGTCAAAGATTCCATCGAGAAGATTGCTAGGCAGGTTAGTGATAAGCACTGGTTGCCCAAAGAATATCCCGATCAAGCTGTCAAGCATTGCGCTAGGCATGTCTGGATTGTCTAGGCGAAAGCGGATCGCTCCTAATGAGCCTCTAGGGTTTTTGCGCAGGTTTAACTCTCTAGAGGCGATATCAGTGATGTCTGCAAGGTTCTTGATGTTTGATTCAGCCGACTTCTCAAACAACCCGTAAGAGGCTATAGAGTCGCTATCAGAGGTACTGTAGGTCGATGCATAGCCAGCAGCGTACTTATAGATAAGGCTGTTACGGATACGGGCTATCTGAGTCTGAGACTGGATACTGCTGGGAGTTGCATAAGATCCATCAAGGTTAGTAAAGCCATTGGCTGCTAAATAGTTAGAGCGATGGTCTGCATCGTCATAAGAGACATCGCCGTCCTTCTCCTCATAGATTTGTCCTAGTGCGCTAGTCGCTATTTGATCTACTAGGGTCTGGCTCTTAGTAGTGGCACTAGCTGCTAGGTTAATCATTGTGTAGAAGCCAGTGTCAATAGTCCCAATGTAAGACTCAGCATCTGCCCATGTGACTGTCGCTGGATAGGTATCCCATGTGACAGTTGGAGTTACTTCTGCCCATGAAAGGTTAAGAGCACTACCTAGAATCTCTGCAATCTGTGCGCCATCTAGGGCTTCTGCAAGGGCTGTGTTATAGACAGCCTTTGTGAGTTTAGCCAGTGCGCCTATACCAAGGATTGTGCCAGTAGTAATAAAGCCAGATTCCTCTGGGCTTCTAACACCAATACTAAAGTCTGATACTTCTCCACCAAAGACAGTCACATAAGTACCGCTGGAGTTTTTAAGCTCTAGAAGGATTGGCTCAGTGACGTTGATAGTAAAGGGTGAGTTATCGGTATTAACTATCTGGACTTGACAATATCCAGCAGTGGGCTGGCGATCTATGTCTAAGCGACCAGAGGCAAAGGAAACAGAAGTAACAGTCGTATAGACATCATCACCGACTGTTATTCGCCATTCTGGAAGCCAAGTCATTAGGCTACTCTCAGTGTTCCACGCTGAGCTGCATCTGTAAGCACTTGGTCAATAGCCTCAGCGATAGCGTTTGGATCACCGATGCCAGTGTTCACAATAATTGTGTTACCGCCGCCACCCATGGCAGAGCCAGGGAAACCGCTAGAAGCGTAGTTGCCTGCTGTAGAGGAATAGCCTCCACCACCTACTACAGGAACAAAACTGCCAGCAGCTAGTGCATCAAGGAGTGAAGGAGCACCTGTTCCTGTTGCTGTGCCTGCCACTGCTGAAGTGCTAGTGGCTGTGCCACCACCAAGCATCTTTAACTTAGCAATGGCAGCATCTAGGTTGGCTAGGTTGATTAAATCCTTTGGAAGGATTGAGTCAAGAATGGACTTGATGTCTCTAAGTTTAAGATCCTGATTGGTAAGCACACCAAGTATTTTTAAGTCTGCATTCAGTTTAGCCGTTGCATTATTTATGGCATTAACATCTTTGGAGGCAATAGCATCTTCTAGATCCAGAATAGATTGCTTAACCTCTAGGCGAGCAAGGTCGTTAGTAATCTGTAGCAGTTGCGCTTGGCTAGTTACCTTGCCCAGTTGCTCGGCTGCACTCTTTTCAGCTGCTGCTAACTGGATCTTCTCCATGTCAAAGACGTTAGATCCCTTGCCAAGGGCTAGGTTAGCCTTGTCAATGGCTAGTTTTAACTGCTTGGCTTTAAGTTGCTTTAATTCTTCTGCTGTTATCTTCTTGGTAGTTTTAAGAGTAATAATCGCATAACTAGATTCTAATTCGGCTAAGTGAGCCAGCCCGTTCATAGCCCTAGCAGCTGCTGCTTCTTGCTTCTTTCTTTCAGCCGCTCCAATCTTGCTTAAGATACCTAAGCCAGTTGCTTGCATAGCAAACTTGAGTCCAGGCAAATTAACTGCTGCTGGAATGCTCTTTAATGCTTCTAATAATACGCCTACGCCTCTAATTGCATCGGCAGTGAATAGAGCAAAGTCCTCCATGCCCTTAGCAAGATCATCGACTGTAGTATCTTCGCTTAGACCCTTGAGCGCATCTATGATGCCTTTACCGATAATCTCCTGAACGTTGGCAGATGCAACAGACAACTTATCCATTGAACCTTGGAAAGTATTAGCCGAGGCAGTTGCAGCACCGGCAAAAGTGTTGGAGAGTTGATTCATTACCTCATCAAAGGACTTAGCCTTTAGATCAGCCTTCGAAATACCTACGCCTAATTTGCCAAGGGCTGTGTTATTGCCTAGGTATGCCTTTGATATCGCGGAAGTAACTGAGGCTAAGTCACGCCCTGTTGAGGCGGAAATATCTAAAGCGATCTGCAATAACTTCTGGCTTTGGGCTGTGTTGCCTGTTGCTACTGCTAACTGCTGATAAGCAGGGCGCAGCTTGTCATCGACCACACCGAACTCTGATTGAAGCCTCTGGATGAAATCTTCTGAGGCTGCTGCATCTCGACCTAGCCCGACATTCTTAAGAGCCAGTGCTAATTGCTTCTGCGCCTTCTCATCGGCTGCGGCTGCCTTAACTGAAGCCTTGGCGTAATTTAAGACTGCTGTAGCACTGAAAGCAACGCCAAGAGTCTTGGCCATGTTCTTAATGTTCTTGGTTAATTTATCTGTAGAAGTCTCAGCACTCTTAAAGGCTTTATTGCCAGTGAACTCTGCTGCAATGTCAATAATTATATTTGCCATGATTAACCTCTCGCCTTGGCTGTTGCGTTAAGTTTATCGGCTGCTGTTTTAATAGCCGCTAGAACTGACTCTCTAGCCTTGCCTTGGTTTTCTTCATAAGCACGATACAGGGCGCGACCTTCCATCTTGCCATCGCCTTTCATCTGTGCGCCAAACTTGCCATTCTGGTTTTGCACAAAGCGACTGCTAGGAGTTTTGCGACCCATAGTTTCATAGATTGCTCCAGCTGCGGTCTTGTTAAAGACACGAGCGAGTGATCTAAAGCCTCTACGGTTTGGCTTTGATGGTGAAGTTTTATAACCGATTCCAGCCTTGACTAACCTAGCAGAGTAAGCAGGAAACCTAGCCTGAGAGTTGTCTCTTGGCAGCCAGCCGCTTAGGACTGATCCATCATCCGGTAGATAACCTTTAGCAGTCTTGGTGATTGGTTTTAAGGCTCCAGCGATTTCCTTCTGAGTTTCTTTACCCAGATCAGGAGCAAACTTACGTAAGGCTTTGCGGAGTTCAACGCCGCCCTTTACGCTTGCTGGCATCGTCTACCTCCTTCGCTTCATCTCTGAGACCTTGCAGGAGTGCATCTAGCATGGTCTTATCTAGTTCTAACAGTTGCTGTGGCGCGATTCCCAATCTAATGCTTAGCCTAGCGATTAGATAGGTGAACGGAAGATCGCGCTTTAAGCTAAAGGGTCTGAGTCAAGCACCTCAACACTTTTAAGTGTCTCAATGAAGTCCATCCCGAAAGGCTTAACAGTTTCACCTGACCTGCGTGTTACTTCCCATGCTAGCCAATAGACATCGCTCTGCTTTTCTTCATCGCGAAACGCTTTATGGAAACCCTTTTTAGCGTACTGCTCAAACGAATACTCCACTGCTGGAGTGATCTCGCCTTCTAGTACGCTTCCATCTAGTCGAACTATCTTTAGTCTTGCCATGGTTTGCCCCTTTGTTTAGTTGTTTAGAATGTGCCTGTAGTGGCTACTGCAACAGTTGAGTTAGCAGTGAATGTGATTGACTGTGTGCCAATGTCACCAACAGCACCGTTAATGTCGGTTGTGTTGTTCACTAGTAATGAGACAGTGTAGAGAGGGTTTGTAGCAGATACTGCTGTTCCCTTTGTCTGTAGAAATACACAGGTGACTGTGGTTCCCCATGCTGCCTGTAGTGTTGCCAATACGTTCGCTGATGCTGTGTCGTTTAGGAAGTCGATTGTCACTGTAGAAGATTCCAAACCCTTTACGAATTTGTGGCTGGAATCACCCATACTGGTGATTTCTAGTTCATCGAATACGCGGTTGATTGTTACTGCTGTAACATGGTCTGAAAGATCGACTGTGTTGATCTTCACGCCCACATTGTTATTTAGAAATACAGCCATGAGATTATTCCTCGTCTTTCTTAGTAGTTACTGGCTTTGGTGCTGGGGTGCTAACCTGCCCGATTTTCTTCAGGAAGGCTTCATTCTCTTTTTCCCACTCGGACATATTAACTCCAACTCGTTAGGATACTGACTGACATCTCGCAGCTGAGCAGGTCTCCCGATCCAGCATTAAGAATACTTGGTGCGCTTACTGCGCTTACATTATACGTTAAAGATGATGCTGCTAACTTAGCGAACACGCCACAAACAAAATCTTCTATGCCGTTCAAATTTCCTTCGTTATCGAAGAGCGGCGCCACAATCAGCAATTTGAAAGATGCCATAGGGCTAATACCAATATGCTGATTATTAGTAGGTGTTATATAAGGATCATCCGGTGACACGATTACGCTGTTGGCTAATACGACACTTGGAGGAAACGCGAATGTTTGCCATTTTGAGTTATCTACTAGCGCAGTGGCTAAAGTAGTGCGGAGGGTTGTTATCGCTACTGGAGGCATTAGCCCACCATTGAACGCGGATCTAGTGCATGAGCGATCAAACCTCGCACCTTAGCGAGAAGCTGTGCGCTCATTCGGTAAGGGCTTGGCTGGAAATCGACAGCATTTGAGCCACTCAAAGTGGCGGTTCGTGCTTGCCAGATTTCAACAGATATCATTAAAGCTGCTTGCTGGACTGCTTTATCTTCTGCCCAGTCTTGTGTTTCACCATCTGTTACTACTGCGTAAGGGTTAATAGGTTGCTTAGGTGTATCTGTTAAATGTGATGTAGTTATAGTAATGGATCTATTGCTAACGCCTGTAATTGTCTTAGTGCCGTTAAAGTGTGATCCTGCATTAGCGACCTTGATTGACTGCCC